CCCCAAAACCCCAAAACCCCGCAATTTTGAATAAGTTTAAACAATATTAAAAATAAATAAAATGAAAACTGTGATAAATACAATTGTTCATGAAGATTGGTTATGTAGTAGCTGTCAATCTTAAAATTTTTCAAAAAGGACTTCATGCTTTAAATGCCTTACGATTAAACCGAAAGAGCCTGAAATTATTCCTGTAATTAAAAACATAAAAAAAGAGATAATGCCTTCCGTATCTTGAGAATAATAATAGCAGGAATTAGAGTAATCGGCTGTAAATTTTTATTTGGAAAATTAATAATATCAAAATTTTTATCAAGTTTGCAAACATTACAAACTTTTGTAATTGTATTCATATTTTTGTCTCCTATTTAGACTTTTTTAGAGAGTATGGTAATTCCGTAAAATAGGTACGGAAAACATTTGGCCGATGCTGTCCCAATACTCAATAATAAATAGGAGACAAGATAAAATTTATTCTCCTTCTCCAAAAAACATTTTAGACTTCTTCTCATTAGTGAAGAAGATAACAGACATTCTATTTTCGTTCTTTACCTTGAAATAATAAGGCATAAGGTCGCCAAAACGCTTGAGCTTATTCTTGCTTTGATTCTTAGTTAGATAAGAAATGCAACCAGTATAGATCTCCTTATCCGTATGACCCTCAGAACGAAGCTTATCAATATTTACATTGATGTGTGCAACGATAGGATAAATAGGACGGTTAGAAACTACTGGAAATCTGCAAGTAGAATAACACCCAAACTTCTGCTTTTCATCATCTTTTGGAGGTACAATTCCAGCCCACTCATACATAGGCTCAAATTCACATTCAAAAGTATGATTGATACCAGCAAAAGGATTCACATAGTTTTCTTGGGAATTTAGCTTCTCATTTACTTCTACCGAGCTTTTTGCATCTTCTTCGGCAGTAATAATTTGAATCTTTCCCTTCTTAGCTACGGTACGAATAAGCGTAGGTGTAGTTTGCTTTGCTGTGTTCTTTGAGCCTGGTGGCCGACCTCTGCGCTTTGGCACATCTGATACTTGTGTAGTTGTTTCTACAGCTTGAACAACAATAGGCTCAGAAACTGCAATCTTTGGCTTATTCTTAGAACCCTTTGGGCGACCCATTTATTACTCCTTGATGTAAGTTGAAGTTACGTGATTTCCAGCAATTACAGCTACAACTTGGATGCCAGGAAATAGCTTATATGCATCATTAATTGCATCTTTTCCACTCTGCGTGCCGTGAAAGCTATGCACTACTGTCTTAGTATCCTTACGACCGATTACTGTCCAGATCATTGTTTCACCCCTTTAGAAGAGAGCGGCGAGTATTGATGCTCTCATAAATTTCACTTACACTACCTACAACTGTGGTTTCATAAGTAGAAGAACCACGATTTATAACAAGCTTAGTATGTTTGCCACCCCTTACGGAAGAATAATGTGTATCTTCACGAACCATTACAATATGCTCTGGATTGATATAAACGTCCCTCATTTCATAGTTTTCTGCACTTGAAGCAGTATTAGTAATATGACCTCCACGACGTTCAATAACTTCTGTGAATCTAATCATTTGTTCTCCTTTTATATTTGTAGATATTGTCATTTGTTACGGCCCAATATTCTCCATCAACATAGACTTTACTATGTGATGAATTAATAGAGCCTAAAAATACACCAACACTAGGTTTCTCCATCGTTTTATATTTACGAGGAGAATCTAAGTTAGTATCATATAAATAAATTCCCGATGGTATATGAGCGAGATCCCCCTCTACAAGCTCATTATTCTCCATCGGTTTGTTCATTTGTTGACTCTTGTTGACTAACGCTTTAGTATAACCCGTTAGAATAGACTGGCAATCGTTTAGTACCATATCAATTGCACTAAGTTTTTTACGAACAAGATCAATATTATCTATAGCAACCAAATAGTTTTTTTGACTTAGTGATTCATACACATTATTCATCATATCGTCATATTTCAAATTGGTTTTTAAATTTAGGATTGTGTTCACTTCATTTGGAACATCATCCAAATCAACAGTATATGAGAGTTTTACTTTCATTCTAATATCCTTTCTACTATCATACTAACAGTTTCTGCATCAACTGGCAAGTTTTCAACATTTCTTCTGTTCAAGTATTTGATAATTTCTTTGGAATATCTTTTTATTGGAGATATGTCTGATAGTTTTTCCAGATAAGTTGGATGAACAAATACAACATTACCAGAAACTTTCACAGAAATTGGTATTTCATCAATAAATAAAATATTATTTATTGTCCACATATTGCCAGATCTATTTTTATATGGTTTGAGTCTTCGTAGACCATCTTTATTTACAAAAGCAAAAATAACAGTTTCATTTGTATCTGTTCTGAATTCTTCTTTATGTTCTATATACCAATTATATAGTGTTTTGGCTTTTGACATTATAGCTCCACATTAAGAGTATAACTCACCTATGCTATGCTATCAAGTCCCAAAGTTGTTTTGCTATAACAACTAAAATGGTAGAAAAGAAAACCCATGTAACTTTGGAATATGTTTCTTTCCAAGATTCAAGGGCTTTCATTCTAACGTAAAGACCACTTTCTGGGTCTTTTATATGTGTCATATCTATATTTAGACCACTTGTAACATGTTTTTGTGAATCTAAATCTCGTACTTTAGTAAACAGCCCGTCATTTGGATCATATAAGTTATCTTTTATTCTAGAGATATCTTTACCTATGTCGTCGTTTCTTTCTTTTAAGTTGTTGATAAGATTCATCATTCTATCAACTTTCTTATCTATGTTAGCTATAGAATCCTTAAGTTCGGTAAACTCAGACATAGGTATAGCCCTCCTAAATCGAAAAGATAGCGCGTACTATAAATAGTTTGCTTATTTGATTACGGCATAGTTGGTTGTAATTAAAGTGCTCGCTGCTGAGACAGAATTTTGAACAGCACAACGAGTTACTTTTGCGGGGTCTATAATGCCAGCTTTTACCATTTGCTTGATAGTATCGGTTGAAAAGTCATAACCTTCAAACCAATCCTCTTGTTGTTGAATCTTCTGGATAATAAGATCTGGAGATAGACCAGCATTTAGTGCCATTTGTCTGATTGGTTCTTGACAAGCTCTAACCACAATAGCTGCACCAAGTTTTTCATTTTCACTAAGCGTATCAGTCTTTACGAGTTCTGAAATACGTAATAGTGCAACTCCTCCGCCTGGCAAAATACCTTCTTGTTGTGCGGACTTTACGGCTTCCAAAGCATCTTCAATACGATGTTTCTTCTCGATCATTTCAACTTCTGTAGCAGCACCAACACGAATAATAGCAATGCCAGAAGCTAAACGTGTGATTCTCTCTTGGATTCTGGTAGCTTCATTCATATTATCGGTAGCAAGAAGTTCTGCTTTTAGAGCTTCAATTCTTTTATCTACTTCTTCATATGAACCTTTAGCGCCTGCAATTGTTGTTAGGCTTTTTGCTACTTCTACAGTTTTAGCACGACCGAAATCCTTGAGTTTTACATCGCCTAACTTCATTCCAGCAGTTGTGGATACGTAAGTTGCTCCTACAGCAATTGCAAGGTCACGAAGAATGTTTCTGCGCTCTTCTCCGTATCTTGGAGCTTTGACGCCAACAACCTTCATAGTACCACGAACACAATTCATAATAAGAGCGGCAAGTGCTTGACCCTCGATATCATCTGCAACGATAACAAGTGGTCTGCCTTCTCTTGCAACAACCTCAAGAACAGGCAGCATTTCCGTTACAGTTTCTAGCTTGAAGTCTGTAACCAAAATATATGGATCATCATATTTTGCAACACCACGACGCTCATCATTGATAAAGGCAGTTGCAAGGTAGCCAGAATCGAATCTAAAACCTTCAACAACATCAAGAGAGGTATCTACTGAACGGGCTTCTTCGATACTAATAGCTCCATCTTTGCCTGCTTTGTCTACAGCAGTTGCAATAAGTTTACCAATGCCTCTATCATTATTTGCAGAGATAGTAGCGATATCCTCAATTTCTTGTTCTGAGGAAATAGATACTGCTATATCGCTAATGCCCTTCGTAATCTGCTCTGCGGCCTTATCCATGCCACGCTTCAATTCGATAGGGGAAACACCAGCACTAACGTACTTCTGTGCCTCACGGAGCATTGCACGGGCTAGAACGATGCTTGTAGTAGTACCATCGCCAGCTTGTGCAGCGGTTTGTTGTGAGGCTTGTTTGATAATTTGTGCCCCTACATTTTGGAAAGGATTTTCTAACGAAATAAAATTCGCTACACTAACTCCATCCTTGGTAACCACAGGTGTTTTTCCTTGTTCATGCAAAATAACACATCTACCTTTTGGCCCAATAGTACTGGCAACCGCATCAGCTATAATATTTACACCATCTAAAATATCAGTTTGTAATGAATTTTGACAATTAATCTTCATTCTTTTCCTCTTTATATGATTTGTTTTTTATAATTCTTCTTATTGTAGTATAATGAACATTATACTTGATAGCCATTTCTTTTGTAAATTGTGATTTATCATCAGCTTCTTCAAATTTCTTTCTTATAATATTTGCAATTTCAAAAGTCATTTTAGCTTTCAGATGATTTTCACCATTTTGGAAAAGTGATTTGGATATAATTTTATTTTTTATTTCTTCCGAAAGTCTAACACCTTTTTTAGCAATACTTATTTTTTCTTTTGTTTCTATAGAATGATGCTTGCCATAAAAACTATTATTTTTACCAATTTTAGCTTTTTTCATTTTTTCAATTGATTCTGACGAATGTGTTCTGCTTCTCATAGGTGCTGTAGTATCTTGACAAATATTATATCCTTTTTCTCTGTTGATGGAAGAATAATAATTAATATAATACACTTCTTTATCGGCTAATAAATTTTTATCACTTATTAATTCTAATATTTCAAACGTAAAATTATCACCACCATACAAATCCCAAGCAGTTTGTAGGTGAATATTTGCATGTTGTTTTTTGTTCAAATAATGTTTATGAAGATAAAATCTTCTTTTTATATCTTGTGAACTTCCAACATAAACTTTATTATTGATAGTGTTTTTTATTATATAAATTCCGCAATTCATATAATAAATAGTTGATTAGCTATAGAAACGCCACTATGACGAACAAATTAATATATATTTTATACTAAAACAGAAATACCTTTGCGTAGTTCTTCGTGTGAAGTAATTAACATAAAAACCTCATAAGTGAATGTAGTATTATAATCTTGTTTATAATAAAGTCAAGTTATTTTTGTTTTTCTAAGTTCTTTTTTAGATTATTGACAGATTCTAAAGCGTCTTTAGCTGTAACCTTTCTTTGTTGTGGTTTAGATAATAAGAAGTTATTTACTTTATATTGAACTAATTTAGATTCTTCAATTATTTTTGTAATACTTTCATCAAATATTGATTGGTTATCTGCAATTATTTGTGCTTCTTCTTGGCTTGTCATACCAAGAACATCCTCTGCACGACCTTTTAAAATTTTATTTGCACTATTTGAAGTAATTGCACTAACTTGTGCCATATTAAATTTAAATTGTGTTACTGACTCGGCAGATAATAATTTTTTTCTTATTGATAAATCTTCTAGCCTTTTAGCTTGTGATATGATTTTTTTATATATTTGTTCAAGTTCATCTTTTTCTTTTTGTAAATCTTCAACTTTAGAAGGTTCACTATCCATAGCAAAATTGATATCTTTGTCATAGTCTTCTAATTGTTTTGTCATATTAATAATTAAATTATTATACTCTTCAGCATCTGCTCTAGGATTTAGATTAGCAGATGCTATGATTGTTTTTATTTGTTCATCAATATTTATTTTTTCAATATATTTTTCATACGCTTCTGTTTGCTTAATTGCATTTAAAAACTCTACACCATCAAATCTACAAGAATAAAAACGTAAACTTGATTGTTTTACGTTTTTTATTGCAATAATATATATTATTTGTTTTGTTGGTTGTGGATTTGGGTCTAAAGGATCAACTTCAAGAAAACTCAACATATTTGGAATTGAACCAGTAATTTTAAATTCTGATAATAGTTTTAATGAAATGAAATACTGATTACCAATTGAAATATCATAAATTGTTTTTTTAGAAGCATCAAATGTACCACCCAACAAAAATGCAATAAACTTCTCAAAATAGTTACCTGCTGCTGCTGGCTCATCTGGTGCGATATTCCAAATCATATTATTCAATGAAGCAACAAATAGAATAATTGAAAATGCGTCAGATAGTGATTTTGTTGTTTGTTTATTAGTTTTTAAGTCATTAACTGCTTGAATAAGCAATTTTATTTTTTCTTCTGGCTCTTTAGCACTATCAATATTTATATTCTTAGAAAGAACGTCTTGAAATAGCTTATAAAAAAGCTCTACTGATATTGCTTCTCTTTCAAATTCTTTTCTTTCACTAGAAATTAAAACAGGCCCAACTGTTGCTGTTGCTGTTGGAGTTTGTTGTTCATTTATTGTTTGTTGTATTTTTTCAACTTCCTCGACAAGAGAAAGCAAAGAAGCCAAGCTAAAAGAAGCATTATCTTCTAGCTTGGTCTTTGGTTTTAGGAATGATTCAACAAGTTTATCGAATTCTTTATTTTGCATGTTTATAAATAGTTATGTATTAGAATACTTCGTCAGCAATTCCAAGTTTTACTGCTTCTTCTGCTGAAAGGTATACGTTTACCTTCTTGTTGATCATTCGTTTTAGTTGTGAAACCGTCATATTTGTTTCATCAGCAAGAAGCTTGATATATGTCTCTTGAACATGACGAATCTCTGCCATTTCGTTTTCAAGGCTATGGAAAGAACCTGCACTACCACCAATAACAGAATGAATCATAACGCGGCAGTTCTTACCAATACGACGCTTTCCTTTTGTACCTGCTGCTAGAATTAGTACACCAGCAGACATTACCTTACCGATTCCAACTGTATGAATCTCACAAATCTCTTTTGTGACTCGCATCATATCGTAAAGAGAAAGCATATCATCTGCATTTCCGCCTGGGGTTGAAATATAGAGTTCAATAGGATCTACTACCGTTCTCTTCTCTCCATCTGGCTTGTCTGGGTCTACTGGCTCTTCAACTTCTTCTGAGGCTAAAGTAATAAGACCAGCGATTACCTCTGCTACTTTCTTCTCTTCAATTTCGCCATAAAGACCGATTGAACGAATATCGTTTTCTGGTGGTGCTTGCATTGCCATAGTAAAGGAAGTTATACCTTTAGGTTTCTCGCTTTCGCTTTCGTCTACACCATCAGAATCCTCAGACTCTCCTGCATCTTCAACTTTCTTCTTACCAAACATTCTAAAACCCATGTTCGCTCCATTGTTGTTTATAGTATAACCATTACGTATTGTACTGTCAAATGAAATGAGCCACACTTTTTTAGGGTGTGGCTCAAGTTATACAATAAGGGCTTATATTATTTTATTTACTTTCTTAGTCTTCTAATAACTCTTTTGAGGGTTTCGTTGATTATTTCGTCGTTTGTTACAACTTCAACTTCTTGAATTGGAGGAGCTTCTTCCTCACCCTCTTCACCGGGTTCAGCAGATAGTGCATCACCTCCCCCTTCTGCCTCTTCGCCTTCGGTGTCTTCTTCTTCGGTTTCCATTTCCATATCTTCCATCTCGCCGCCTGCCTCGTCCATAAGACCAGCATCTTCTAATACTTTTCTAACTGCATCTTGAATCATATTCATCAATTTATCATCATCAACGGACATTTCCATATCTTCTGCGGCGGCTTCTTCTGCACCCATACCTAAATCTAAATCGCCCATATCTTCGCCGCCCATATCAGCTTCGGCGTCCATACCCATATCGGCCATATCGCCAGCTTCGTCGCCAGCAGCCATTGGGTCTTCATCTTCACGGGCATAAGCAGGTTTTCCACTCATACCCATACCCATACCCATTTCATTTAGAACTTTTCTGTCACTCTTAATATTGGCTAATTTGTGCCAACGTGTAACTTGACTCTCTGATAAAAGTTTTTTGCTCATTATTGTATAACTCCTACAAAACTAAATAGTAACTTAAATTACAAAATACTATATTTCAATATCATTTTGTTCTAAAATATCAAAAATATTTTCTATTTCTTCTTGATCTAATCCAAAGTCTTTCATAACTAGTTTACCATCTTCAATAAGTTTCCTATTTTTTGGAATTCTTTTCTTATTGAATTTACTTTTTCGTAATTTCACAGAATCAACGAAATAAAGAAACAAAGGATCATTGTTTAGGTAAGCATAGATAATTTCCCGAAAGAAAGCAGTTTGATTTGGAAAATCATCATTCTTTAGTCTGATGATAAAATCAAGATGCGTCTTTTCGGGAAACATTATGAAAAGCTTTTTTAATTTATCTTCGCACATTATCTTCTATGTAAAATATGTGTATCTGACTCTCGTTGTGCAGAAGCTGATTGTTTTACAAATCTTGCTTTTTGCCAAAGTTCTCCAATTGTCCTAGAACCAGAATAAGAAAAACCAGAACGAATACCATTATCTAACTGCTCAATTACTTCTTTGGTTGTTCCTTTGTATTGAACAGTTGCTGAGATACCTTCAAGAGAAGAAGTTTTCCCTCTCCAATCCATTTGTGCATCTTTGGAGGCCATACCACGATAGACTTTATATCTTGCTCCATTTTCGTGAGTAATGATTTCGCCTGGCGTGTCTGATGTTCCAGCCAAAAGTGAGCCAAGCATGGCAAAATCACCGCCCACAGCAAGAGCTTTGACAATATCACCACTATTTTTAATGCCACCGTCCGCAATAATTGCCACATTATGTTGAGTCCTTGCACATTCTACAACTGAATCTAATGAAGGAACACCATGACCAGTTTGTATGCGAGTAGAACAAATGCTGCCCCCACCAATACCGACACGAATAGAATTAGCTCCCCAAGAAGCCAGATTATCAAATCCGACAAATGTTGCCACATTTCCTGCCATGATATGCGGCCCATTACCCAATGCGTCCCTTATAGACTTTATGGCATATTGAACAAGTACATGATCTCCATGAGCTACATCTAGGCATAAAATACGTGCTCCTAAACTAACTAGTTCCTTTGCACGTTCTAAGTAATCGCCCGTGATACCAATTGCAAAACCAACCTTACTTGGCTCAATATTCTCAAATAAGGTTTCTGCCATTTGGGCTTGTTGTGATACCGAATTATATCTATGAATAATACCAAGACCTCCCATTCTAGCCAAAGTAATAGCCATAGGGATTTCAGTTACTGTATCCATAGGAGCAGAGATAATTGGTAGTTCAAACCTAAGACCTCTACCTTGATCTAACCAATTTCCAATATTTACTTCTTTTCGTGATTGAATGTCAGAATATTGCGGAATTAAAAGAACATCATCGTATGTAAGACTCTCACGCTCAATTCTCATATTACCTCTCAAAATTGTCTAAGTGCTGAACAATGTACTCGTAACTATAACCCGATTTTGGGTCTGGGTCATCTTCTGGATACTTTATGTTGTGTACTTTACCATTATGAACAATAAAAAGCTCTGGCACACCATCAATCTCAAAAGCATCTGTAAGCTTCTTTTGACTTACTACGTTTATTGTACCAAAGTTGAATTTATCTTTATACTTTTCGGATATGTCATTGTAAATTGGAGCCAAAGCTTTGCATAAATGACAAGATGGACTGTATAGTTTTATTACAAATGGCTTATCAGAATTTGCTACGATATCGAAATCATTTATAGTTATCTGCTTTATTGCAGGTTTACTTGTTAGTCTTATTTTCATAATAGGAAATCAACCTTTCCACATACCATTTTGCTTTTTGCAAATCTTGAAGTGGCTTGTCTTTATACTTATACCTTGAAATGTATTTTATCGCATTTCCAGCACAAAAATCTTCACCCATGCCAATATCCTCAATATAATCAATAACTTCAATTTGTCCTTGATTATAATGAGAAGGATGGTCTACACGTTCTTTTTCATCAACTATAAGTCTTGCAAGCTCTAAAAGTTGATTCTTATCCATATCAGACATTGCCGTTATCCTTTTGAAAGTCCTGTGCCCATGCTTGAACGTCTTTCCAACAATCTGGGCAATATACACAAACCTTTTCTGATTCTCTATAGACGTTTACAGCCCATTCAGTAGCAGCTTCTTTGCTATTCTTATCGAAAGGTTTGGTGCAACCTGTGCATTTATTTGGAAGCTTATCAAACAAGAATGTTGCTTGTTTGATAGCTTGTTGCATTTTTCTTTGTTTTCGTTCGCTCATATCTCTTCTCCTTTATTGTTCATTGCTGCAAATTCTTGAGAAGAGGCTTTAGAACCTTTCCATCTGTTGAATACTACAACAATAGATGGGAATGGGGCAGAGTTGACTGAGCCACCAAACTTTAGTCTGCCTTTGATAAAGAATACTTTATCCGCTTTCATACAATACTCATGGAAAAATTTAGTATCTGTACGTGCAGCTACAAGCATTACTACGGTTGTATTTAGCTTTTTAGACTCCTCATAACCTTTCTTTACCCATTCTTTTGCTTTTGAATAAGGAGGGTTACAAAATACTGTATGTCCTCCCCAATCTTGAGAAAGACCATCCTGTGCTTCTGTAAAAAATGTAGAACATTT